AGTTTAACACTACTGGATAGGAGGTGACATGACAACCCTTGTTTGGGACAAGACCGGTGAACGAATTTATCAGACGGGTGTTGATCGTGGAGTTCTCTATCTTCATGATGGCACCGCTGTGGTTTGGAATGGGCTTACTTCTGTAGAAGATACGGATGTTTCTACACTGACATCTTATTACCTAGATGGGGTAAAGTATTTGGACAGTTTAGCTCCGGGGGACTTTACGGGTAAACTCAAAGCATTTACCTATCCGGAAGAGTTTGATGAAGTCAATGGGGTTGCTACTGTTACTCCGGGATTGATCTATTACGATCAACCGTCAAAGAGTTTCAATCTTTCGTATCGAACTGGTGTGGGTAATGATATAGAGGGTTTGGAGTATGGGTACAAGATTCATCTCCTCTACAATCTGATCGCCAATCCTGACACCTATGCAATTGGTACTCTTACTGGTGCGGCAAATCAACCAGTTGAGTTTTCTTGGGTTTTGACTGGAACCCCGCCTGCTATCAGCAATTTCAGACCAACTGTTCATATTTCCATTGATTCGACCGATACACCTCCAGATCTTCTCAAATCATTGGAAGATATTCTGTATGGAACAGCAGATAGTGCACCATCTCTACCTTCAATTATTGAAATCGCTGCACTCTTCGGATATCTTGGCTCGCTTATCATTGTCGATCATGGCGATGGCACTTGGTCTGCTATCGATGAATCAAATACTTATATTACTATGACTGATACTACCGCATTCCAAATTGATGACGCGAACGCTACATATCTTGATTCCAGTACATATCAGATCTCTGATACAAAACCAGCCGACTGAGGAGGTGACATGACTACAGTTACAGGTCTTACCGCAGATCGTATGCTGGCAATTGAAGCCGCCTCAGTTGTCGATGGTGATGTAGATGGCAGCGGTAATTTGATTCTAACCAAGCATGACGGATCACAGATCAATGCCGGTAAAGTGACGGGCCCACCCGGCCCGCAAGGTCCAATTGGATCTATGCTTCCAGTGCTTAGCGCCGCAGGAATTCTCGATGTTGGACTTTCCAGTCAGATACGTGCAGGTCGGCAATTGTCTCCGGCGGATTTTGCCAATATTGGTTTGAATGCGCCTGTTGGTTTGTGGAATCTTTCTGATTTGTCTGATGCTAGTGGTAATGGACGCGCTCTTAGTAATAAAGGTGCTGTGCCATTTGCTAGTGGGATCAATGGCGTTGCTAATAGTGCGGCGCAATTTGTTGGTAATGCAGGACAAGCACTTTATATTTCAGATACCGGTGCGAATGATCCATTTCGAATTAAAACTGGATCGTTTGGTTGCTGGTTTCGTACAGCAAAAAAAGGTGTTGCACAGAATCTTATGGGGAAGTTGCAGGGATCTTCTCCTGGGTATTTCATGCAAATCCAAGCAGGGAATCAGCTTTCTGGTGGAATTTATGATGGTACTGCGTATTATTCTATTGCCACTCAGATAGATGCAACTGATGATATTTGGCATTTTGGTGTTGCTGTATATGATGGTACATATTTTAAAATTTATTTTGATGGTGCATTTTTAGTGCAAGTTGCTTTTCCACCTGGTGTTATTCCAAATGCAGCAATACCATTCAATATTGGTAATTTAGGAGCCGATGCAGCAACATCAGGTGGCAGTGCTACTTTTGGACGAGTTGATGAAGCATTTGTTACTGCCGATGTTCTTTCGGAAGATCAAGTTCGTAGTTTATATTGCGTGAAAATTGCTCATACGCTTGGCGCTGTTCCAGCACGAGTCGTATTGAATGTTCGTCGTCGGAAAAAGGGTGCAGCGTTTGCTGTTACTGATTTCCCAACACAACCTCTAAGATTGTATAACTTCTCAGCGGGTTCGCTTGGTGATCAGGGATCTAATAATGTTCTATTAACTAATCCTGGTGGTACTGTAAGCGTAGCGGGCGCAGATGGTAGTATGGGAAACGCGTTTAATTTCAATGGATCACAATCATTACCTGCTACTGATGCCGGTTTGCCTGCTGGAGTTGCACCTCGTTCTCATGGTTGTTGGTTTAAATCGAGTCTGCTTACAGGTGCTGGTACAATGATAGCCTGGGGATCCGCGCTTGGAGTTGGTGATGTACGTATTGGTATATCCACCGGTGCAATTTTCTTTAGTAATGCTGGCGATGCAATAACTGGTCCGATTGTTGCTGATGGGGTGTGGCATCAGGCAATAGCTGTTGAAGATAATACTGCTGCAGATGGCGTTAAACGTAAACTTTATATTGACGGCAAGATAGTAATAGGATCAAACGTTTTGAATGCTGTTGTGCTAGGCGGAGCTAGTCATTTTCGTATTGGTACTGCTTCAGATGCGTCTGCACAGGTATATACGGGTCAAATCGATAGCATATTCGTTTGTGATTACGCTCTTACTGCCGATCAAGTTCATGCGCTTTACGCTAAAGGCGCGCAAGCTCTTTCATCTTCGCCAAAGAATGTTGGCGATCATATTGAAGGAATGGATGCCGCAAATCTCTATGCGATATTTGACACTCTTGAATCTCAGAATCAGATAGATCTGGCGGTGGCGTGATGAGATCATTAAGTAGAGATGCAGTAGGGACGTTTGAAGCCAAGTTGGGCAAGATCCCTAAAAATGTCAAATTTGATTATGGTTCAGTAGCATCTGTCGGCGCAACAAATACGTATATTAATTTTACCACTCCATTTTCAGCAAACCCTATAGTTCTCTTTTCGCCGAATTGCGCCTGGAATGCAGATCCTGGTTGTAGACTTGTAGGACTTACCCCATCTCAGGCAACTGTAGTTGTTCAAACTACGGGGGTTCTTTATTGGGCCGCAATTGGTGTTTAGTGGACAATCACGAGAGGTGACGGTAATGGCTGATTCATATTTGGCAATTTCAGCGATTGCCAACGATCAGTATATGAATGAACGTTTAAAAGCTTGTGCAACACAACAGACTCATCTGGGTAATGCGCCCATTATTGCGGATGATCCATTTAATATACCATATGTTTTGCCAGCAATTAATTGGGTTGAACAAAACAAGTATCTCTGGGCCGCTTCTCCGTCTTGGGGTGAAAAATGGTCTTCTGCTTTGGTTTCACATTCTGACGATCCTGATTATGAGCCAGGTAAAGATGAAGCAGTAATCACGGATGATGATATTCTCGCTACGGTACAGGCTTTAACGGCGGTTGATGTAGGAACATAATGAGATTTGAACTCGCTGGAACATTAAGTCTTCCAGGGCCATTGATCATAACGTTCAATGCCAATCAGAGTCTCGACATCACAAAATACACAAAGTTGGATTATACAAACTTTGATGTGATTTGTATTGGCGGAGGCGGAGGTATGGGCGGTGGTATTGACACTGCGAATACCGGCACACAAATTCGAAGTTATGGCGGAGCGGGTGGAGGTGGAGGACTCCAACGAGTTCAAGGTCTATTATCTGCTCTTCCGGCTGTTGTTCCTATTGTTGTTGGAGCTGGCGGTAGTTTAGGCACCGAGGATTCGTCTAACGTAGGCCTTGTCACTGACGGTGGTGATGGCGGATATTCATCATTTAATGATACTACCTGCCAAGCATCAGGTGGTAAGGGCGGAAAGAAAGTTCAATCGAACTCTCTGACAGTTACCACATCGGCCAATGGTGGAGATGGTGGAGTAGGCGGTCGCCAAAATGCTGGTGGGGGAGCACTTGGTGGAATGGCTGGTACACCATCAGCAGCTGGCCCAGGCATTGCAGGCACAAGTGGGGGTGATGGTGGTTGGAATGGCTCTATTGGCCTTGGCGGAGGCGGAGGTGCCGGGGGAGTAGGAAAGTATGGTTCCGGGGGAACTACGTGTAACGCAGCTACATCAGGTGGACGGGGGTCGTATAATCCTGGAGATACATCAGTATATGGTCCAGGCGATGCCCCAGACAACGATCCTGAAAGCAATTCACAAAGTACAATTCCGGGAGGTGCAAGTGGTGCAAAAGCAGCGCCACTGACAGGCCTTCCCTATATTTATGGTTCATCCAAGGGCACACGAGCTAAAGGTGATTCTGGGATCGTAATCGTTCGTCTTACTGCTCAATAGATCATGCCTATTGTAATTACACAGAAAGGTTCATTCAGGAACACAGAGCAATATTTGTCACGTCTCAGTAAAAGTGACTTGTTCGCTACTTTGGGCAGATACGGGTCATTAGGAGTGTCAGCATTATCCAATGCGACTCCTCAGCGTACCGGTCTGACAGCTGAATCCTGGTATTACGAGATTGTTCAGCGTAAGGGATATTATTCTATTCGCTGGCATAATCGTAATGTTCATGAGGGTAAACCAATAGCTATTCTTATCCAGTATGGGCATGGCACAGGGACTGGCGGGTATGTTGTAGGACGTGATTACATTATGCCTGCGATAAGACCTATATTTGACAGAATAGCTAACGAGGCTTGGAAGGAGGTGACCAAAGTCTAATGGCAACCGTTGATGACAAAGTTGTAT